ATATTATCATCCATATTATTTAAATATCATATTAAAATAATGAAATTATAACAAATAAAATATTTATTCATTTATTCTCTTATAAAATAAACAATATGGATTTTTATTAAATATATTTTTAGTTTCAATATCACCTACTTTTTCATCATTGTAAATTCTCCAATTTCCATCAACCATATTATAACATATGGAATAATAATGACCAAAATTTAATCCACCAGCATGAACAATTATACCCATTAATTTATAAATTGTCGATTTTGTTTTATTTATAACATATGGATCCATATTTAAATATTCATCATACTTTATGAATTTATTATTTTTATTATTATTTTGATTATATCGCTTTAATTGAATTATAATAAATTCTGACATTTTTTTATATATTTTTTTATTACTACAACTTGACTTATTATTACATTTATCACACAACCAATCTACAATACGTTCCTCTCGACATTCATTATTCATTGCATCATATATAGAATCAATTGAATCATTTATAGGTAATTGTAATATCATTACTGGATCATATTTAATTGTTTCATATCTACAAGTATTACATTTAGTCGTTAATTTGGTTTGAGAATAAAAATATTCTGTAATTAATGAATAATCATTCTTAAAATAGTTAAACCATTCTATATCTGCTTTATCAATAGGATTTAAATCATAATCAATTACTAATGTTTTATGAATCATATCAAATAATAAAGTGATAAATTCTTCAGCATCATTTTGCTCAAAATTTTCAAAATATAAATTTTGTTTTCGAATATTACTAATAAAAGATTTAATAAAGAAATTAATATTAATAGTATCACAAGAATGATTATCCCACATAATTTTATTAACTTTCATCCAATTTTCCATAATATTTTCTGAATCATTTTCAGATTTAAAATCTTTTATTAATTTTTTATTTAATGGATGAAAAAATAAAATATGGGTTAAACATTGGACAACAGAATTTAAATAACATGTATTTCCATTATTTATTAATCCCTTATTCCCCGAATTCATATTTATATCATACTTATATATTAAACCTTAAATATAAGCTAATTTACCAATACCACTAATAATCCGTAAAATATTATAATTTACAGCATATATTCTTAATAATCTATTTTCTCTATAATTCGATTTTAGATTATCACTTGATTTAGCAATCGGAGGACACATATTTTTTATAATTATTCTACAATCTTGAATAATAGAGAAATTAAAAGTCCCCGTTGGTTGATGTTCAGCTGGTTTGAGAGCAAAAGAATATACTCCAATTGGATCAAATATACAACAATCCTCATTATCGAAATATACTTTTTTTTTACCATCATCATTTATATATGGAATCATACCCTCCCCACCACCTTGTATATTTGGATTTCCTATATGTCTTTCAAATATTTGATTTCTTGTAAAATAATTTAAACTTCTTTCAGAATTAAAAAAATTTTGTGAATTTATTTCCAATGATAGATTTGTATTATTATTACCTAATCCAGGTATAGAACCATGATTTATAGTATTATCCCAATCACAAACAAATATTAATTCTTTGACTGAATTATTATACTTAAGATCGATTGAATTGGTTCCATTAATTAAATCATGATCTATATATTGTATTTGATCAATTAAATATTCATGTGATATTTTTGCAAACCTTCTTCTTTCATCAGTATCTAAATATATATATTCAACCCATAATTCTCCAACACAACCATTTATAGGATTATCATCTAAATTATTAGAAATCATAAAATCGGATAAAGTATTAAATTTAATATTAACAACAACTTCATTATATTGGAGAGCAATTAATGGTAATGCTAAACCAATATTTTTACAAAACCAAAATTGAAGAGGAATTGATATTCTACCTATATTTATACTTTTACCCGTAGGATTACCTGAAACACCTCCAGCAAAACTCATTCTTTGATAATTACTATATTTATATATCTTATCACCTTCAATATCTTTTGAACTTTCTTGTGAATCACAAGTATGATCGACTCCATTCATTTTTTGAGTTACAGGATAAGATCTTCCCGATTGTTTATAATTCAATCTTGAATATACTTCCATCCAATGACCGGGGTGTATATCGATTACTTGACCACCAATTAATAATTCAACACGATCAAACATATAGTTACCAAAATTAGACGGATATTTATATTTATCATTTAATGTACAATCAAAATATATTCTATGTATTAAATCCCCATCTCTAGATATTTCACATTTACAATTTTGACCTGCTCGAATATAACCTTGAAGTGTTTGATTTATTAATTCAGTTGAAAAATTAGTATATCTTCTATATACGACTTTAAAAAATGTAACTTGTGGATTTCCTGTTAAATATACATCCTGTGCCCCCTTTGATATTAGTTGGATTAAACCTCCACCCATTTATAATATAAATATATATATATTTATATATATATTAATTGTTTATATAATTAATTCGAATATGCTAAACCACCCATACCACTCATAATCCGTAAAACATTATAATTCACTGCGTAAACTATCATTATACTACTCGTGGGTAAATTAGAATATTTTTCGTCTGCGTAAACTGAATGTTCATGATCTAGATGAACATCATGGTCAATACAAAAATTTTTTATATCCTCATTACTTGGGTTTAAATGTAAATTTTGGAATTTTAATACACAATTATCTATTCTTGAAAAATTACAAGAACCCGAAGGTTGATGTTCTTCGGGTTTTAAAGCAAAAGAATAAACTCCAATACTGTCTTGAATTCTATTTAGTTCATTATTTTCCATAGTGTGACCACAACCGCCCCCCTGATAATGCCCTTCACCACCAACTATTTGAGGATTATATGAATACAATTGAACTGGTCCAGAATGATAATTATGGGGTTGAAGGCGGGTAAAATAATATAATGGTTTATCGGCTGAAAATCTATCATGATTATTTAATTTTAATGTAACATTTGTATCATGGCCTCCTATTCCCGGCAACCAACCTGGGGAAGCATCTTTAATATAATGAGGATCATTATCAGATACATCTCCACAAATAGTTCCATTATGTTTAAGGTTCGGCCACATATTTGTAACATCTTTATTATAACCCCAATCGCCACAAAATATAAGTTCTTTAACAGGATGATTGAAATGTAATTTAAATGAATTAATGGTACTTGAATTATTTACATTATGTTCCTCCCTTTGAACTTGTTCTATTAAATATTCATGAGTTACTTGTGCGAATCTTCTTCGCTCTTCTGTATCTAAATATATATATTCACATAGTAATTTAAGAGAACCCATTGAACCCATTGAACCGCCCCCCCCACCAAATATTTCATTATTAAATGTTTTTCCTTCGGTATTGGTAGTTCCGTCGCTATTATAATATGTATGGGCTTGATTATCTATCATTTTAATTTTAACTGAAACATCATGATATTGGAGGGCTATCAATGGTATTGCTAAACCTGGATTTTTACAAAAATAAAAGGGTATGGGTATTTGTAAAATTCTTGGGAGGCTCCCCTCGTTTTTTCCGTCAGATAGAGCTTGTCCTTCAACGCCACCAGCACCCGTCATTTGTTGAAAATGTGTATTTTGATGTATATTATTTGCTAAATCATTTGATATTGAATATTTGAATTGGTCTTCGGGGGGCGGGTCAGTCCCCGTTGGGGGTGGATCCATTATAGTATTTATCATTTCTTTAGAATATGCTCCAATTATTTTACTAGGGTTGGGTATTGTCAATCTCGAATGAACTTCCATCCAATGTCCAAATATTCTATCTATTTCTGTCCCACCTATGGTAAGTGTAATATGTTTAATCATATAATGACCCATATTGTGTGGAATTCTTGTATCGGTTTGATCTGTAGGAGACGGTTTGGTCCATTCTATGTTCATTTTATGTAGTAAATCACCAGTTCTTGATATCGTAGATTGAACATCTTTACCCCAGTCAGGGGTACCATTTATCGTTTGTTCAATGTGTTCCATTGAAAAATTTGTATGTCTTCGATAAACTACTTTAAAAAAAGTAATTTGAGGATTACCAGTTAAATATATATCTTGAGCACCATAAGCCACCAATTGCATTAGACCACCGCCCATATTTATATAATTAACTTAGAAAAAAAAAAAATAAAAAACGAATAAACATTTAATTAGAATAAGCAAGACCACCCATACCACTCATTATTCTTAATACATTATAATTGACAGCAAATACATGAATTTCTTTGGGTTCAAAAATAGTTTTATGTATATTGTGAAAACCGTCTTCATCTTCAAAATCTTTCCCAGTCAATTCCACACCAGCATCATCATCTAATAATCCCGTAAAATTAAGTGTAGCACTATCAATCCTTGAGAAATTACAGGTTCCCGAAGGTTGATGTTCTTCAGGTTTTAATGCAAATGAATATACATATACAGGTTGCGTCACAAAATTCTGCTCTGGTACATTTTTTGCACCCCCCTGACTTTCATTTCCATCATCCAATAAATCCATATCAATGTCACCCGTGGTTAAAGAACCATAACCAGAATGATACTGCCATACTTGTAATTGACTAAAATATCTAGCAACCCTTCTCGCGAATCTATCTTGACCATTCAAATTAAGTTGGACACCCGTCGATTTACTATCATTATGTGTAATATTATGCCAAGTTGGTTGTTGGTTTTTATCTAGGCAAACCCATACTAGTTCTTTTACGGGGTGATTGAAATTTAGATCTAACGTTTCACACGCTCCACTTACACAAAACTTACTTGTTTGAACCTGTTCAATTAAGTATTCATGACTTACTTGAGCGAATCTTCTTCTTTCATCAGTATCAAGGTAAGCATAATCTACCCACAATTCGAGACCACTTGCTGGGTTGTTCCCAGTACCTTTCCATATTATATCCGGATCGTTAGCGGCTTTATTTAATTCGAGAATAAATTTAACTTCATGATATTGAAGTGCGATTAAAGGTAAAGCTAAACCCGGATTTCTACAAAACCAAAACGGTAAATTATATATCCCGAGTTCTTCCATTCTTAATAATACCGTTTGTTCATCACATAATGGATTTACTTCATTCAAACAATTAAATGTTCTTCTATATAAATTATCGAATCTATCAATACATTGACCACCAATTTCTATACTATATCTCATGGAGTCTAATTTAGAATTCAAGAATTCTCTAGCGGGTCTCTCTTTACCACCACCACCTAAATCTTTTTCCTTATCCGTTTTTCCTACTTTAGCATACCCTGGCCCGGTAAGATTCCATCTTGCACCCTCAAGGAACATATTTAAAATTAAATCACCATTTCTTGAAATCGTCCAATTTACTTGGGACCCCCCCCCATTTGGAGTTTGTCTTATAGATTCCATGGAAAAATTCGTATGTCTCCTAAATACTACTTTAAAAAAAGTAATTTGAGGGTTACCAGTCAAATAAATATCTTGAGCTCCATATGCTACCAGTTGCATTAATCCTCCACCCATTATTATATATATATATATATCAAATATTTTATTTTTTTTAAAAAGAACATAAAAATTAAGATCTTAATTTATAAATTTATTAAATATTCCTTCTTTATAATTACTATGTAATTCTAATACCTGTTCTACCGGTTTCATTATTTGATTCGATATATAATGAGAATAATCTAAATCTAATTTGTTATCCAATATATATAGAGGTGTTTCGATTCTATCACCAGGGTTTATTTTTTTTTTCTTGTATTTAGATTTACCATTTTCTACTATCGTTTTATATTTTATTTTTTTATTTTTATAAAATCCATCTGGGACTCGTTTTTTAATTTTTTCATAACCATTAAACTCATATTCTTGTATTTTTATATACTTGTATTGAATTCTTTCATTAACTAATGGTTTATTCCCTGGATCTCTTTGTGTAATTCTATCTGCCAATACTTTATGTGCTATAGATTCTGGATTCTTATAATAGTCATTTAACGATTTACTTATTATAAAATATTTCCCATCAAAAATACCATCTTTAATATCTTTTAATGTTTTTTCTAACCAAATTATTGCATTTTCATAATCTCTATCAACTAATAATTTTTCTATTATATTTCCAAAAACATACTTTACAATTGGAGCATTATCGCGTCTTTTCATAACAATCCCCATTGATGTTCTTTTATAATTATTTGTTTGAACATCTTGAATTGTTTCATACTTATCACCTATATATCTTTTTTTGGATATCAATACAAATGGATAAAATGTTTTTTCATATTCTAAATCTTGTGGTTTCTGAAGGATATTATTAGTAATGTATTCACCAGCATTAATTCCACACTTAATACTAAATGTTAATGCATCTAACCCTTTTAATAAATTACCATTATAATCTATTCTTGAAAATTTTACAAATACAGAATCAGTATCACCATATATAATTTCTGGTTTATTTAATTTTTCCTTGGAAGCCCATTCAATTACCCCTCGTTCAGCATCATATATATGACTTCTACCAATTGATGTTGTACAAGCAGCTATCTCTTTTTTAAATATAGTACTTGTTTTAGAACCAAGTTGACCATATACCGAATTAGCTGTTACTTTATATGCCAATTGTAAACCATCCAATACTTTAACTTTATCATAATCTTTTTCTTTTTTTATCATTTTTTTAATTCTTGACCTACTTGATAATAAATGATCGAGGACAATTGGCAATATACCCATTGATTCTTTTTTAATGGTTCCATCTATTTCTCTTTCAGATTTAGCAAAATAACAAGTTGTTATTGGATTTTTTTCATTCTTAATCTTTTTTAATGTTTTAGATTTATCATTTATTTTAACATATTCATAATTATCATATTTAACAATATTACATTTTGTTTCCAATTCACCTTTATGTTTTAATTTATTTATATAATCTTTAGATGTGATTTGTGTTTCATGAGAACAATTATATTCTATAATACAACTTGGATATAACGAAGCAAAATCTAAAACTACTATTGGATCTTCTAAATATATACCTGGCGTTGGATCGAGAACTATGGCCCCTTCAAAACCATCATCTATACCCTCTATTCTTTTTAATGTAGGCATTCTTGTATTTTTTTCTGCACATATCTTTGAAACAACTGAAGTTACTTTAATCCCTTGACCTCTTGAAAATATAAAGTTTAAAGGAACCATACATACATTCGACATACCAATATTATTTGGAATTATATCAAGTGTTAATAATAGATGAATACATAATTCACAATCTTGAATACAATATTTACCAACTTTAGCACGACCTAATGCCCCACCCGTTTTATGTAAATTAAATATTTCTGATGGTGGTACATCATCTTTACTTAAACACCATTCAACTTTTTCAAATTCTTTTAACGATTTAGAATTAAACTTTATTAAAGTTATATTTATATATATACAATTACCTTCAATTGTTTCAATTATAAATTTAGTACCATTCATAAATAACATTTCTCCAACATTACTATATGTATTTAATGTTATATAATCATTAATTTTTAATTGTCTTATATTTTTTGTATATAATTTTATATATCTTTTATTTGTAGTCCCCTCAATAACCCTTAATGTTACTATTTTATAAATAACTCCTCTCATAAAATGAGAAGACACATTATCTAATTTATAAGATTCTAAATTATGACCCTTAGTAATTTCTTTCTGAATATCAAATATGACTCTACCATCCATTTCTATCATGGTTGTTGTATTAAATGCATTTGCTGTTGATCCTTCTTCTTCTTTCCCCCAAGATTTATTCTTATCTATATATTTACACTTTTTAAAATAATAATCTTCACATGTTGCTTTAAGTCTTCCCATATCAAAAAAGTCATTCACACATAATTCTTTAACTCGATCATTTATATATTTAAAATCAAAACCTAATATATTATATCCTGTTATAAAATCAGGATCTTCTTTATTGATTAATTTAACCCATTCTAATAATAATTTATTTTCATTTTCACATCTTATGACTATAACTCCATCTATATCAGAACATATTTGTTCATCATTATTATGACCTATCACAATTAAATATCTTTTAAATATTTTAGATATATAATTATAAAATACAGTTCCAATTTGAATTATTGGATCACCTTTAATAGGATCTACTTTGTGTTTTGATTTAAAATCTTCCATTATTTCTTTAATTACTTGTTCGCGTTCTTTTTTATCTATCATAGATTTATCTATTTTTTTAATAAATTCTTCACTTAATATATTAAAATCATCTATTTTAATTTTTGCTTCATCTTTCAATATAATTTTATGTATATCCATATCATTCTTAATACTATATACATTCTCCAATAAATTTCGAATGATAACTATTTTCTCTTTTTCAGAATGTTCGGTATAATTCTTATTCATTTCATAATATATAGTTAAGATATCTTGGGCTGGTTTTCGAAAATCCTTAATTGCTAAAGGAAATGCCCCCGTTTGACTATCACATTCAATATCAAAGGATGCTATTTTAAAATCGTTAATATCGTCTCTATTAATTGATTCTATATCTATAATCCTTGATTCTATTACTAGTTCAGTTTTGAAATTAATAATTTCAGGGTCTGTATATTTATTGATTTTAACCCAACCCGAAGGATTTATCTTTTTATCATGAATAAATTTAATAATTGGAGATATAGAAGATTCATATAAACAACTATCACATTCTTCACTATTACATTTAATCCATTGTTTTATTTTAGTATCACTTGTATTTATATTTTCTTCGTAATATTTTATCACATTTTTTCTAAATTTACAAAATCCCATATAATTCTTAAAATGTAATTTCAAGAAAGAATATTTTTTAATCTGACCTTGTTCATCAACATTATAACCATATAAATCCTTATAACAACGTACAATCAATTTATTAGTATTTATTATATTCTTATAATTTTTATCAATATTTTTTAGAAATATATATTTATACGAATCGGGCCAACTACTTGGTATTTTAATATAATAATATGGTTCAAATCCTTTGATATTACATACTATATTAAGACCTATATTTGTTTTACCATATAAAGTTATAATATATTCTTTATTAAACCATGAAAGACCAACATCATCTTGCGATATATCTAATATTTGAAATTCATAATTCATATATATATATATATAGTTTTGTATATTTATATTACTTTATAACTTTTCAAATTATTAATATATTATATATATTATATGAAATA